ATTGCTACTTTCGCTGCTCTGGCACTTGCACAAGTCCAAATAGTTGAAGGATTAACCGATGCTGGAATAGTATTGGTAGGTCTAACGGTTGGATTTACTGCTGATTATGTAGTGACGAAGGCAAAGAAAGAAGCCGAGTAAGACTCGACAGGTGTAGTGTGTGTATTTTTAACAAACACCACTCACTAAATCTTTATTAATATCAATGTATCAAGATTTATATGGGTGAAGCTGTATTTTTCAGAAACCTGACCACAAAAGGGTTGACAGCAATCAATAGTGGTGAGAGATATTTTGAGGGTTATCTCACTGTTCAAGTAAAGGATAAGCAGGGAGAGGTCACAATAGTAGATGAATTGATGAAGGTTTTACCGGTATGGATAGATAGAGGAGCACCTATTTCAGATACACATAGTAATAGGATAATCGGAAAGGGTATTAACTACTCAAAGGTAGAATACAAAGATAAGGATGGAGAGATATATCCAGCAATAAAGGTTACAGGTAAGATACACAAGAATTATGAGTTAGATAATGATATTTGGCAGAAAATTAAATCTGGAGAGTATAAGGGACTTTCATTTGGTGGAGCAACTAAAGCTGAAAGAGAACCAATGAGAATGAAAGATGGCTCTATAGCATACAGTCTAAAGGACCTAGAACATTATGAGGTTGCAGTATGCAGAGATCCAGCAGTACCATTAGCATTAATTACAGAATTTAATACATTAGCAAAGGCAGCAGTAGATGGAGTTGATTTAGGTGGTGGTAGAATGATGATTAAATGTGACAAGTTTGGCTGTTATGTTGATAAAGCAAATAACAGTGAGGGAGGACTTAAAGCACCAGAAGCAAGAAACGAAGCATTAGTTTATGATGACAAGACACATGACCAGCCAAGTGAAACACCAGAAGAAAATCAAGCGAAAGTACAGAAAGGAAAAAGAGAACACCCATCAAAGGAAGATTCACAAGCAATTATAGATGGAAAAATACCGGGAGCTTTTGGAGATCGTAATACAGATATGTATAAAAAACCAACAGATTTAGGTAAAGGACAAGATTGGTCAAACGCAGATGGAGATAGACATAGTATGTACAACCAAGACACAGACAGTGGTGGTATGGGTAAAAAACATACAGGACCAAAACCATGCAAATGTGGAGATCCAAAGTGTAAAGATCCTAAATGTAAAAAACATAAGAGAGAAGTTGGAACTGGTCATGGATCAGAAGAAAACAATACAGCAGATGGATGGTCAGGCAGTGGTTCACCATATCCAAAGAAGAAAAAAGCAATCATTACACACGTACATTCACGATTAAAGAATTTACAAACACGAATAGAGATTTCAGATTTTCTGCTAAGGAAATCAGAGGGTAAAGATGAACCAGAATATGAAGAAGATGCAGCAGAAGCAGCAGCATCAGAGAAAAAGTTTCACGAAACTTGGCATAAAATGAATCCATCATTCAAGAAGAAACCAAAGAAGAAGAAAAAAGCAATTATTACAAACATAAATTCAAGATTAAAGTCATTAGATTTCATATTAAGAGAAAAGAAAAAGAAACCAGTAATAGATAGTTGGCAGAGTGGTCTAACAGATGAATGGAACAAAAGACATGGAGAACCAAAAAAGAAAACACCACCAAAGACACCAGCAGAAGAAACTGCTTTTACTAAACGACATCTTCCTGGTAAGATTGAAAAACCAAAGAAAAAGAAAGATAAAAAAACCTGGACTCAGGTGGTTACAGGACATGAAAAACCAATAAAACCAGCATTTACAGATGTTGAGGAAGAAGCTAAGATAAGCGAAAAAAGGAGAGATATGGAGAGAGAGTGGGCAGGTACAAAAGATCAATTTGATACTTCTAATCCAACAGCAAAGAAATACCCAGAACCAGCATCAGATAAACCAAATAAAGACACAAAACCAGAATCTAAAGTAGAAATTCAAGACGAAAAATCTGACGACCAATGGTGGAAAGAGTGGGAAGCAATGGCAAAGAAACGTAAAGAGTCAAAAAAAGGAAAGGGTAGTCTACAACAAGATAAACTTGACGATATGATCAGTAAATTAAAAAGAAAGAGAGTAAAGAAATCATTTTTTATGAGAGTTAAAGACGGAGAGTTTAATCGTAAAAAACCAAGAACAGAAACAAGAGATGCAAGCATGGGAGAACACAAACCAAAATCTATAAGAATGGATCAAGATCCTAAAGGTAAAAAAGGTAGGAAACGTAATGACAGAGATGACGGAGAAGCTTCAACTCCATTAGTAGTTAAAGTTGACGGAGAGTTTGGTGGTATGAACACAGGCGAAACTGAGTGGACAGAACCAAGAGACACGGCTAACAGTAGAGTGAAACGTGACAAAGATGTCACTTAATTATGATTTTATATTTAGTCAGATAGACAAGGCTAAGAAGAAAAGAAAAAGATGGACACAAGCTGACACCGATGCAGCAATGGCAAAAATAAACGAAGATAAGAAAGATAAACAACCAACAGCAACAACACGAGAGGGAAAAACAGTACCAGGTGCTGGTTTACGAACTGGTAAAATGGTCGATGGTAAATGGCAACGGTCGATCCTAACTGAACGTACCCATAGAAAAACAAGAGAACAACGCAAGAGAGAAAAGGAAGCTGAAAAAAAGGCAAAGCTTGATAAGGAAAAAAAGGACCGAGAGGATGCAACTATTACTGGAGTAGAAAATGATTTTCCAGGCAAATACCATGTTACAAGAGGAGATAAAACAAAGCCAAAAGGAAAAGTTATAGATATGAAAATACCAAAGCATATCAAAGGATTTGGAGGTGATAAACAATTTCATAAAGAACAAGTTGGAACAAAGATAGTGGATAGTGCACAACCACGAGATACAAAACCAAGAAAGCCAGTAAATAGAAAGACGGCAATAAGAAGACAGATGGGAGTTTATGGAGGAAGAAAACGAGGAATTGATGTAGAAGAACATAATAGAAGATTGAGAGAAGCAGATAGATTATTTGCAAGAGAACGAAATGAAGATTCACTTACAAGTAGAGCAGACTGGGAAAAGCACTACAAAAAAAATAAAGAAAAATTATTTCAGACATATATAAAAGAAAGAAAAGCAGCACAAGAAAAAAGGGATGCTGATAAAAAACTCAGGGAAGAAATAGATCCTGTCACAAAAAAGCCAAGAGGAGCTAAAAATAAACCAAAATCGAAAAAGAAAAAACCAGATGCAGCAACAGCAGCTGATGTTGCTGAAGCCCATAGTAAAATGGAAAATGATGAAGATTACCAAGATCACCTTGACACACAGGCTGAAGAATACAAAGGTGAGAGTAAGCCAGAAACTGGTGATCCAAATCCTGATGATGAGGGACCTGTATATGGAGAGGATTATAAAAATCTAGGTAAGTCATTATGGAAATCATGGTTAAAGAATAAAGAACAAGAGATAGTAGAAGTAGATGGAAAAACAACACTTAGAGAAAAGGAGCCAACAATAATAGAAGAGAAAAATAGAAAGTTTGCTAAATGGAAAAAACAATTAGAGGGAACAAAAGATTATCTGGGTCAGAGTGCTCAAAAAGCATGGTTAGAAAAGAAAGAAATGACTGATGATGAAAAAGAGGGACAAGAGGTTGAGGATGATATAGCCAGAAAGGAAAAAGACCGATATGATGTTGCTTTACCAAGAGTTGGAGAATCAGATGTACCTTGCTCTGAAACCGGGGGTGAGGATTGTGGTGGACATCATGATACACCATCATTACTTGCTTTTGATATTGCAGAACAAAGGGCTAGAGGAAGTAAAAACCCAAGTTATGCTCTGGAGAATCAAAAAGGGTATATTTTGCCAAATCTGACAGAGAATGTAATAAATGATAAAAGAGATAAATTAACTAATAGAGGCAAAGCATTATGGAAATCATGGTTAGAAAAGAAAGCAGATGCTGAAGATCATCCAGAGATGAGTCCGTCAGAATGGCTTTTATGGTATAAGAAGCAACAAAAGAAGAAAGCAGAAGAGGGTATAGGAGGTATGAATATGGGCAGTCAGAGAGGTCTAGGACATGAGGCTGGGTATAAACAAGGTTCTGGTCAATCAGCACAGATAACAGAAGTTGTAGAGGAAGAGATAGGAAATGAATCAAAAAAGAAGAGTCATAAATGTCCAAAGTGTGAAAGTAAAGATTTAGTATCAGGACAGCATAAAAGTAAAAAAGAGAAGAGGGGTCATAACACAAAGATATGTGATGACTGTGGTCATGAATGGGAGAATAAAAGTGGACCTGAGAACCATGAACAAGACGAGGGTGCTGAGGTAAAGCCTAACAAACAACAGATACCACCATCAAAACCAGGAATGGATGTGATAAGATCTATGTATAAAAAAGCCTTAATAACCAAGTATAACAATATATATAAACCAGCAAATCTTTAAATACTCAACTATGGCAGACGAAGAACAAGTTGATCAAGTAGAGATCACTAAATCTGACGAAGAACAAGATTCTTATGAAAATACAGTTGCAAAGAGTATTGATACTCTAGCAGATGTAGTTCAATCCATAGCCCAATCACAACAAGGCGTAGAAAAAGCTGTCTCAGAAATATCTGAGAGAGTAAAAGCTCTTGAAACACCAAGCGATTTACCATTGAGCCCGAAAGGCACTCAAGGTGGAGATGATGTAGGTGCGAAAGTTACTGTTCCAAATGATCCTTACCCAGTAGGTGATCAAGTTGGACTGGATTCTGATAGGAGAAATTCAAATCCTCCTAAGAAAGACCCAGCAGGACTAAAAATGCAAGAGAAGCCAGTGAACAAGGCTGAGGAAGATTCTGAACCAGAAATGATTCAGAAATCGGAACACGAGTTCTCGACTGAGACACCAAGACCAGGTAGTGCAATTGAAACAGTGGACAAATCTTTCACAAAAGATTTCAGTCCAATACTGAAAGATGCACGAGCCGAGGGATTTGAGGGTCTTAGCAAAGTAGCACAAAACATCCTGAGTGGCAAATACTACAAGCCAACTCCAGAGGAGATAGGTGGATTCTGATATGGTCCAAGTAAAAACCATTGATGAACTAGAAGCACTCTATTATGGTTATAATAGAAACCTACTTCGTAAAGCAGATGCTCCAATCACAACATCAACAGTTGGCGTTTTCAACGCTATCTATGGTGCTTATGCATGGGCTCAGCTTAACTTAGAGGCAAACGCTTTTGGAATCTTACCAAAATATCCATGGGATAAGTCAGGATGGAGGGTCATAACTGCAAAGCCGGTTCTGAATACCACCAACAGTAATACTGTTCTAGGTGGAACATCAGAGGGTGGCTTAATTGCCCAAACCATTAAACCAACACTTCAAGAAATTGATGTTAGACCAAAGACAGCACAACTGCCTTTCTCAGCATCAGAAGTTATGGAATGGTTAGCAACACACAGCAAAGATGATATTTGGGGTGGACTAGGTTCACTTCGATTGTACATGGCTGTGCAGCACAAAGAATTCCTTAACAGAATGTTACTCGCAGATGTCGAAAAGCAAGCAGCAGATGCAAGTGGAGCTTGGACCGGAACAGCAGACTTTGAGTCTCTAGACCGAATTGTATCAACCAGTGCAGAAGAAGCAGCATTGGGTGGTTCACAAACAGGCAACTACGATCCATGGGCTGCAAACGCAACCATCGACAGAGATAGTGGTACAGCTTTCGATTGTACTGTTGAATCTGCTTCAGGTACTATTGGAACAAATGGTGTCCTTACAGACGATACCCTAAGAGCTTTCTTACGAAAGATTAGAATCGCAGCTGGTAAAGACCCAAACGTATTCCTAGGATCTCACGAAGTTTATTCCGAGATACAAGGTCTATATATGCCATCTGTCCGTATTCCAAACCCTTACGGAGAGTCATTGGTACAAATAGACGTGAATGGTATTCAATCATTCAAAGGTACAGGAGTAGGTATTCATGTAGATTCAATCTATGGAATTCCATTCATTCCAAGCAAAGATGCACCAAGCAATGCTAGCGACACAACCGAAGTCGGTAGATTATTTGCATTTGATACATCTGATGCAGAGGGATATGGATATCCAAGAATTGGAATACAGATTGCAATTCCAACAGAGTATTATGAAGCAACCAGACGTTCACCAGGTTACCCATTTGTCAACAATGCATTTGTTGAGAAAGGAGTATTCCGTACTATGGGTGAAACAGTATGTCGTCACTTCAGATCACAAGGAAAAATTAGAGATATTAAACTCTAGAACCAACACCCTTTTTCTTTTTTTTTATTATTCTTAAACAGTGTTATATATGTTATATAGCTAATCTTTATAAACATACAATTTATCTCGGATTATGGTACAATTATATCATGCCGACAAGCTGGCAAAAGCGAGGGATTTAGTAATCATATTCCTATTTGGTTCTATAGTAATAGAAACCATTACTGGAATTGAGTTATTAGGTGCTTGGTGGAAGTAATCTTTATAAATCTTGACATATCTGTAGATATATGGCTTTAACAATCAGCACATCAGATTGGACAAGTGCTAATGTCAGGAAGACTTTGTCTTTCCAAGCAGCATTAGTATCTAAGCTGCGAGTATATGCTATCAAAGTCACCTTTGGTGCCTCTGATAACTATGCGACCAACGGAGTGTCTGCTGACCTCAAAGAGGGCAGAATATCTACACTCGTTGCAGTGATTCCTACATTTACGGATTCATTACACAAGGTAGAATATGACAAAACCAATGAAAAGATTAAACTCTTAACAGTTGGTGGCTCAGCAGGAGCAGCATTCGTTGAATTAGCAAACGCCTCAAACCTTACAAACAGTAAGATATTTGAGTTCCTAGTCATAGGCTACTAGAGTCCAAAACAGCCACTTTTTTTTCTTAAAGTTTATATAAGGGAATATATATTACAAAACATGGTTGAACTAAATCATAATGTAGTATCATTCAACTCAGATACCCTCGTAAAAGGAGGTCATGGAGTGGTTGTAGCAGTTTTTGTTACAAAGGTTGGAAGTGGTTCTAATAAGGTAGATTTTAGAAATGGTACATCTACAAGTGCACCAGGAGAATTTACCATATTCACAGCAGCACAAGGTAATTACCAAGAAATCAATAGAAGATTTGAGAATGGAATATTCGCAGATTGTACAGGAAGTGCTGAAGTAACAGT